TGACAGCATTAATGTGGGATGTAGATTTAAAAGTTTCTGAAACTATCTACACATCTTTTGTTGTTGTGACACTAGGTGCCTTCGGAATATCTGAAGCAGGTAAAGCTTTCGGTGGAAAGTAAAAATATAAATAGTTAAATGGCTAACGGAACATTACCAAACCCTTCTTTTGGGAACGACCCCGCTACTTTACTAGGTTCGTTGATTGTTGAGATCAGTGAATTACAAAAAGACCAGCAAGACACAACAAGAAGAATAGAAAATCTAGATGAGAATGAAGATCGTTCGACTTCATTAATTGAAGATGCTATTCGTGACGACATAAAAGAAGGCATAAAAAGAACTGATACTCTTAAAGACTTAACAAGAGGCACACTAAAATATCAAAATGCTGTAAAAATTGCATCAGAAGAAGATAGAGATCGAGCAAAAGAAGATTACGAAAGTCGTATGGCTTCTTTTGAAGCACTAAAACAAGTGAGAGAAGATATGTCTCTCATGGACAAGCGTAGTTTCTTCGCTGAAAAAGCAATGATGGAAATAGGAAACTTTTTCGATACCAGTAATGAAGATGGAATAAAAAAGGTATTTGGTGATGTAGTAGATGGCATAGGTAATGCATTTACTCGTGGTGCTTCTTCTGGAACAGAACAAGTAAAAAGAGGTTTTGAAAATTTAACAGACGGTATGGGTGCCTTAGGTCCTGTTGTTAATGCATTTAAAACAGGATTAAGTAAAGCAGGTGCTGTAGTCGATGTTGCAGTTGGTTCGTTCAGAGCCGTAGGTCAGGCATTTTCAGCAACTAAAGGTGCGATAGGTAATTTTTTTGAACTTTCTGCACCAAAAAACGAATTTGAAGAAGCCGTAGATAGTGGTGATATTGTCGTCAAAGACGATCCAGATGACCTTGGCAGTGTTAAAAATCCTATGTTTTTTGAATTTACAGATAGTGCCTTAGATGCTTTACAAAATGTTTTAGGGGGCGGTTCTCAATCACAATCAATACCCTCTGATATGGAAAAAACAAGTGGTGGTTTATTAGTACCAAAAGGTTCAAAAAGAGAAAAGATGGAAGAAAAAAAGTTCCGTAAAGAATCTCTCAAAAACATCAACGAACAAAGACGATATAGAAGAGGCACACCAAGAGCATTCCTTTATCTAGGTGGTATTATAATGATTTTAGCTGTTCTTCTAAACTCAATAAAAAGTTTTTTTGAAGATCCAAGAGGTTTTTTTGGAGAAGGACCAGGTAACAATTCAGGATATACAGGTTCTTTAGCTGGTATAATAGCCGGCGCCGAAAGAACAATGTTTGTATCCACTGGTGAAGTAGATGACCCATTGCCTGATAGAAATATCCTCAAAAGAACAGCTCAGGCTGGAGTCTCAAAAGGAAGACCAAGAAATACAGCTTTTATTAGAGGTTTTAAGGATACTACAACACCAGGAACAACTTTAAGTCCAAAACAATTCTTATCTCCAAATTTACTCAGTTTAGTTGAAGGGGATGCTAAAACTGGAATTAAAGGAATGTATAATATGCTTAATCCTGGTGCAAGAAAAATGAGTGCAGGTCAAATTATGGTCGATGGTAAGTTAACAGAATTTGGAGAAAAATTAACGGCTAAAGAAAGATTAAAAATAGGCGGTGTAGGTTTTCTTAGATTTTTACCTGTTGGTCTGGCTGTCACTGATGTTGCTTTAACAACTTCTCAATTTATGGCAGCTAATCAGGTATTAGACGATATTTACGATTCAAAAATGTTATTAGAATTTGATGAAGGCTCACCGAGAGCAATGTCAAAAGAAGAATACGATTTCTTAAAGGCTCAATTACAGGTAAGACTGACAGGTCAAGTTGCCGGAGGTACAGCTGGCCTCTACACAGGTCTAGCAGCTGGTACGGGACTCGCAGCTCTTTTAGTGCCAGGTCCAGATACAGCTGCAGGTGCAGCTGTTGGAGGTGGTGTGCCTGGAGCATTAGGTTCTTATTTAATTAGACTTGGCGCTGTTGTTCTGGGTTCAGGTGCAGTTGCATATACAACAGATCAAGTTGTAAGCACAGGAGTAGAAGCTATTGGTATGAGTCTTTTAGATGATGAAGGCTTGCGTTTTAATTTAGAAAATCTTGAAGGTGTAAGATTTGTAGAACCAATCGATGTTGCTGGTGACATCGAGGGAAAAGTAGAGGAAACAAAAATGATGGAAGGAGAAACACAAGGTGTTTCTATAGGAGCTCCTGTTGTTGTTTCATCTGATGATAACAGTTCAAATACCGCTTTTGTCGATCAAAGACCGCCAGCTGATGATGAAGGACTTAGAGAATCAGAAAAAGAAAGATCGAGTTACTTTGGTAATTAATCTCTATACTTCTCTTTTCTAGGAATTACTTTAGTTTTATCTTTATGCATCTGAGTAGATGCATGAGGTGGTGTTTTCTTTCTAGTCTTAGGTCTAGGTTCACCAAAAATTTGTTCCCAAGCTTTATCGTATTCGTTGTTAGATATGACTTGTGGTCTTCGTTTACTTCCCTTACCCATAACGAGTGCCATCGTCCTTTACGATAGGAGTATCGTAATAGTTTTTTAAAGGTGTTTGATTGACTAAGAATATATAAAGCGCTCCTAGAATGAATCCTAACGCCAATATTGTAGACAATAGGCGTCTTCTAATTATACGCTTCTCTCTCTTACTTCTCATTACTTTCTCCTGTAAGATTTTAATTCTGATCTACGAGCATCAAGTTTCTTTTTTCTCTTGATTGCTTGATTACGCTGATTTCTTTTACTGGCAGGTTTTTCATAGTATTCTCTGTCTCGACATTCTTTTACTATGCCTTTTCTGTCACATGCCTTTTTAAATCTTCGTAACATACGGTCGAAAGATTCAACTTGTCTTGTTTTAGGATTTAGTTTCGGTTTTACCATTGTCATAATATATTCTTAAAGATGTGTAGTCGCCCCATACTTTTATAGCAACCTCGCTCTACACCAGATAACACCGCATCAGTTCTTGTTATCTTTTCCCCTACTATGATACCCCCATATCCACGGTCATAGTCAGTTGTAGCAAACACGGACACATATTATACACTACAACTCCCTAATAAAAAACTTACTCAGTAGCAAGTTTTTTAAAGTAATCCATCGCTTCGTCTCCCTCTGAATCACCAACTGTGGAAGATTCTGCTGATGCGATTACAGGTTCGTCTGCTACTGTTTCAGTATTGACATTAGACCAAGGCACTTCTTCAAGGTCTTCAGCAACTGACTCAGCAGTAGATGTGCTTACTTCACCAGATAAACCTAATACTCTATCAAGTTTTTCTTTCAGTTCGTCATATGACTTGAACTGGTCTGGTGCAATAATTGAAGATAAAGGATTCAGCGTAGTATATATATCATTCAGCTGATTTTCATCTTCAAAAAGTGGTGCAGGACTATCAAACTCAGACTTGTCATAGTTCCAATAACCATCAACTTTTCTGATTTTAATTTTGAAGTTTGCACCCTCACCTCTTAGATCAAAAGGATTTATGGCAGCTTCATCTTCAAATGCTGGTGAGATTGCCTCTTTCAACATTTCAAAAATCTTTTTACCATAACGGTACATGAATACCTTTCCTTCGTTCTCAGGATGTTTAGGGTCTGAAACAACATAGATGTTAGACACATAATGAAGTCTACGCTTCTGTTTACGAGCCTGTTCTCTGTTTGCTTCGATGTTAGTGTTCCACAACTGAGTGTTGTATTCACTAACAGGATCATTTTTACTGAGAGTCGTTAAAGACTTCTCAATATACCAACCGCCAGGTCCTTGGAAACCATGGTCGAAGTAAGACACCCATGGCATCTCTTCGTTTTCTGGTGTTGGTAAGAATCTAACTATTGCATAACCATTACCTGATTTATCAAGTTCTGGTTTCCAATATTTATCATCATCGTAGGATTTTTTCTCACCTTGTGTAGGTGATGCAGACTCCATTGCCTGCCTTAATTTATCTAAAGATGTAGACATTGTATTATACTCCTTATCGCATTGTATTGCATTGTATTTGCATTGTATCGCATCTTATTAAAGTTCGGATTCAAAACACGCTGTGCCTAGAACCCACCTATCTTCGATATTTAACCGAGATACTATATCAGTATATTCGATTTTATCGAATCCGTCAATAGAGTTTTTAAAATATAACTCTACATCTGGATAATCCTTATTTATGTGTTCCAGCAATGCAACAAATTGTGCTTGTTGTGGCCTTCCCACACCTGAGTTCTCTTCTGTATAAACGGTTTGATATGTAACACAATCATCAGGTCCATAAATGTTCTGTAAATCACCGTATTGTAATGAGTCATAACCTGCAAGACATATCTTCTTGTGACCGTGATGCACTGCATAACCTAATGCATAGATGCCACAAAAAGTGTTCTTGAGCAATTCATTTGTATATATAACTATGTTGTTTGCCTCCGCAGAGGAATATCCAATCATATAAGTTCTCTGTCCTTCGCCTCGATAGTCTTCTCCTTGCACTACAAATCTATCGTCCCCCTCGACTCGATTTTCAATCACTTCACCTGGCAATCCGTGTTTCATAATGTCGAACATTTCCATAGGCAGTTCGTTCCATTCTCCGACACAAACAGGATGTTTCTTGTAGTATTGGTCTGTAATCATTTCGTTTTGTGGGGCGACATCTTGCACGAATAATAAATCAGGTGTATGGTCTCTGTAAACCATATTCATTCCCCACCAGTTGTCTAGTGTTTCTAAATCTAAGTCTTTACGACTTGGTCCGTTTCCTACTAAGTAGAGCATAGTTCTATTAATTTCTTTTTGTATCTGTTCTGATCATAAGATAAGAATGATTTGTATTTGTCTATTCTATGATGCACACCAGGATATACGATGTTCTCTGATATGAGTTTCTTCCAAGATTTACTGTAGTCTGTAATCTCATCTAGTATACACATAGTTTCGAGAGATATTTTTTTACCTAAAAACTGTTTGAGTAAATATGGGTGTTGACCACCTGTGCAAGTGAGAACTTCTTGTATTGTTTTCTTTTCTAATAATTGTTTTACTTCTTGTTCAAACATGTGCGAAAGTTTTTGTCTTCTCTTACGCCAGTCTGTATATCTCTCTTCTGCTTCTCGTTCTAGAAGTTCACCTGCCCAATAATCACCTTGTGATAAGTTTGCAATGTAGAAGTCTATGAGTTTGTCTTTGTATTTTCTTGCCAGTTTAGCAAAGTGAAACTTGTCTTTTCGTTTCATGAACGAAGACAAGTCTGCCTTTACATGACCATTGTATTGCACAAAGTTATAGTTCTCACTATTGAAGTGCAACTTCATCGCAAGATACAATTGATAACTATCATATCCTTCTCGACTTGACATTACTGATTTACTATAATCTTTTTCTTTTTAGGTGTTGCAATGCCACTCACTGCTGTATTGTATGCATTGACTATATCATCGTTAGTCTCTGTCATGAATACATAGTTTTGTATTCTTACATTTGTAGGATTCACGATACCTGTCACTGCTATGCCTTTAGCAAAACCCATTTTGCCGTCTGGACCATTTACGATGATTCTAGGGTCTGATAGTTCAACACCATTTTTATCATCAACTAATTTACCAATATATTCACCACTCATAGTGATTACTGATACTATATCACCTTTCTTCATATTTACTCCTTACTCATGAAAGTTGTCAAAGAACCTCGACTGGCTTTCTGACGATTAATTAATTTTAAACTCTCTGCTTCTGCTTCAAGTTTTTCTCTCAGAGGTACCGATAGTAATCTTTTGGCACCCTCTGGTTCTACATTATTAACTTCACAGACTTTAAGTATTGCACTCATTACATCTGTTCTGTTACCTATTATAAGTCTTTCAACTTGTTCTGTAAACTCTTTTCTTGTTATCATTTTATAAACTCTTTTTCTCTAAACCACAAATTGAAAGCATACTTCTCTCCTTCTAATACAGGAAGACCTGCATGTTGAGATTTTATTTCTCTCTTAGTTGTGTTTGGTTCTACATTCCACCATACGATGATACTGCCTCTTCTAGGTTGAATGTTTACACCTAGATGATTAAAACCAGTTTCACCTCCTTTCGGCACATCTCTTAAATATCCTAAAACAGTAATCAATCTTTGACCACCATTCTTTGTATA